ATAGGTTGTCTGATCATCTGTCGTTTCTGTACGTTCTACTGCGTTATAGAAATCAGAGCTAGAACTCATCCCGTCATAGAATACTGAATTCTCTGTATATCCGTATCGATTCAAATATTTATAACCGGCCTGTATGAAAACATTACTTCCTACTGAAATCAAAGACGTTGTAGAACTATTGTCAATCAGTACCGGAAAAATTGCGAAATGTGCATTACTTCCATTCACAAGCGATCTGCAGAAAGCAATACCTTCATCAACCGTAGCGACATCGGGTATCGTTTCCGTTCCGAACACATCCTTGAGGTTGATATCTGACAGTTGTGAATAAAATGCACCTTCATTCATATAGAAAGTCGTAGATATGTTCCCCCTGCGTTGCGAGCTGAGTATAGCTTGCCGACAAACCATGAAGAAATCTTGATCCTCAATGCTAGCTTCTATATTTGCTTGTTGTTTTATGCCGGCAGAGATATCATCCTGGTACTTCAATATATTACGATTGTAATCACTTGCCGGAAGAGTCACCGGCAATGTTTGTTCACCATATTCATTAAAGAAAGGGTTGGTACGTTCCACCTCCACCACGGTATCCGGGGCAAGTTGATAAGGTTTCCCGGATGTAATATTCATTATTTTCATGACCTAGAACCGATTTTTCGAGCGTTGTCACGGATTTGTTGTTGCCTCTCAAGATCAGATAGCACCACATAAGCCGGTACACCGTTTTGTAAGTTTTCTATTGCTTTATTCAATTTATCTACATCGACATCTATACCTTGAGATGTAACCGGTGATGAATTATTATTCGAATTATTGATATAGCCACCTGTCGCATACCCGGCCATACTGCGAGCCTTAATTACTTTATTCAGATCAAGCGACTTTATTGTCCCTGCCTGCTGAGCCTTATCAATAATATTCAAGTAAGGAGCAATGGTAGGATTATTCACGGCAGCATTACTGGCCACCCACTCCAGAGAGTCTTTTCCTTCACCTACAATTACCGTTGGCTTGTCAACATATCCTCGTTTATCCGGATCATACGATGCATCAAATAACTTTCCGTCTTGAGCACGTTCAACCTGTATGCTACCGCCACTTTCACGACCGGTTGCCACACGGGTAACCGTGGATGTCGAAGAATCACTTCCGACTGTCATCCGCTTCACCTTATCACGTTCAGCCTTTGCCGATTTAATCTGCATTGCACCGGTAACACCCATCAAAGCTGCAGCTACTGATCCGGCAATAGGTCCTAGCTCAGCATAAGCCTTCATTATACTCACAGCTGTATCCGAAATGATAGTGCTGACCTTTATCGCAAAGTTCACATCAGCATATTTCTTCTGTATCTCAAGCTTTTTCTTTTCCTTCTCATTCTCAAGGCGTGTAGTTTCTGTAGAGTTTCCTTTTGCAGCTTCAATCTCAGCGTCATACTTTGCATCAACTTGATCTGCTTCGGCTTGTTGCATAGACTGAACAGCATTTGAAAATAGACTTCCATAATAATCCGCCTGCTGTTTGTAGCTGGAAGCAGTTGCGGCTAACTTTTGAGCTTCAGCTTCTTTGTGAGATATTACACCTTGATCCTCCGCTTTCTTTATGTCAGCCAGCTGCAAGTCTAATTGTCTGCGATGTTCGTCAATGCCGAATTGCTGGCGAATCTGCATTATTTTCTGTTCATGATCAAGAGCAAGTTTTTCAGAAGCAGAATTATATGCCTTATCGAGCAAAGTCCGGTCAACTTTTTCTCCTCCAGTTTGTTCTGCATTTTTATTATAGTCTGACACTTTCTGTTTCCCTCCTTGATAAGTAGCATCAAGAACCGATTTCTGCAATTTGTAGTCTTCGTCCGGACTGGGCTCCTTTGACTGCATATTATTAATGAGATTCTTCACTTTTTCAGCTTGCTCTGCTCTGGCCTTTACTGCAGCAAGTTCCGCTTGTATTTTGTCTTGATTTGCCTTCTCTGCAGCATCTTCCTTAAGTTTCTTATTTTTCAGATCAAGCTTATTAACTTCATCCAAATAATTCTTTTCAATAAGTAACTTATTATCGTTATTTGCTATATTCAGATTAAGCATTGCAGCATCGAAATCCTCTTGAGTTATTTTTCTCAACGCAAGTTCTTCTTCCAAGTAGGCCTGCTGCATCTTATAATGATTATCCTGATTAGTTAAATCCTCATCCCGATACTTTTGAAGAATAGCAATTTTATTTTTATCAATAGTTTGTTCTGCTTCGGCTTGCTTTTCTTTTGCCTCTGATATTCCCTTTTGATAAACAGACTTCTTTTGAACATTTTTCTCTTTTGATATGAATGAATCAAGCAGAGAAATTCTTTTGTTATAATAAGCGATATCGCTTTGAGCAATGTCAATATTTGTTTGTTCCTCAAGTTGTTCTTTCTTGATATCATTTGCTTTAATATCATTTATTTCCTGATCGTGGGCAGCCTGCTGGTTAGTTAACGCAGCAGCATTTTTATCGACCTTCGGTTTCTTTTGTTTTTTCGGTTTATTCGCTGTATCAAAACTACTTACATTTGGTGTTATTGTCATTTTATTAACTGATATCAACGCATTATTCATTATATTAGTAAGAGCAGATATAGCAGCATTAATTTGAGATAATTTAGTCTTATTTACGTCATTTTCTTCACGATATCCTTTTGAAATTTCCCGACTAACATTTACGGTCTGAATCACGCCACCTGTAGGGGATACGATATATCCCGGATTCTTATCTTCTTTCGCAGCCTTTTTGTCCCGGATCTCAATCATTTTATTCTTCAACGTTATTTGTCGTTGAGTCTCAAATAGCTGCTTATACAAAGCCGTCAACTCATCTTTTGCAGCATCTATAATTATTTCCTGTTTCTTTTTTTTCAGGTAATTATCCAGTGCCACAGCATTATCATTTATCAGCTTTCCCTCTTTTGTCAAAGAGGCATGGTAGTCTGGGACAATTTTTTGTAATTGGCGCAAGGCTGTCAATCGTTCCTGATATGGTAAATTACTATTATGAACTGTTTGAGATAATAATGTAATTTTAGCACGCTCTTCATCAAAAGCTTCTGCAACTTTTTTATTCACATTTCCAATTGATTTAAGCGTTTGCGAAACCTCATCAACTTTTCTCCTGAATATTACAAAATAAGCAATAACAGCAGCAATAGCAGTTCCAAGTATTACATATGGATTAACCCCCGATACCAAATTGAATGCTGCCATCGCCTCTTTTGCCTTCGTTAGTTGCCCGGTACACAACAAGAAAGCAGCTTTCAATAGCAGAAACGTTCCGGTAAAAATTTTAGTGATAATATTAGATTCAGCCGTTGCTTTCGTGAAATCCTGTGTAGCTATTTTTGCATATCGAGTGCTCCCGGTAAGTATGTCTGTAGCTGTAGCATCAGCAAGTTTAACCATCCTACTGACTTTCATAATAGTATTAAACGCAGAGATGATTACTCCTATTCCTGTTATGATTTTAGCCCACCCCAGCAAAGTCGTTTTATGTTGAGCAATCCATACGATTGATTGAGCAAAATATATTTTAACTTGGTTGTATAACTGCATCCATTTCATTTTAATAGGAACCAATTGCTCTCCAAGTTTCTCTTGTTCATTAGCCAAATCGGCAGCACGTTTCTTCGCCCCGTCCATTGCAGAAGCATAATTGCCACCAGCTGTCTTTATCTGCTCATCAAACAACTCATACATCGCTGTAAGCACATTCCCTGTTTCCTTTATCTTAGCTTTCACATCATTCGGATTCAATCCTAAAGACACTATTTTTTTAGGAGTCATTTTTCCGACAGCTTCAACCACATTCGTAGATAGTTCCTGAACATCTTTTCCTGTTTGATTCGCTCTTAAATGAGCAAATTCAAAAAATTTTGACAAGTACTGAACAGGTATTTTGAATGTATTAGCCAGATTAGCTCTTTGCATCAACTGTACATCCGAAAGCGTACCCTTTACAGACTTTCGTAATTCACTCAAAAGTCCCGGTTGATCTATTCTATTAAATGCTTTTCGAATACCATCAGTTGATGCCGCCAATCCGGTGCTTTCAGATACAAAGCTCTTCATTTCCGACCAAAGACTCCGAAATGTATTCATCGCAGCATTGCCTAACATGTTGCCTATCACATTCCATTTATTGGCTGACTTAATAATACCTTCGAATTCGTTTCTCACCTTACTGCCTGCTGTAGTCAACTCACCCATTCTCGTTTTCACCGTTTTCAAATTCTTATCCAGCGTAGCATATTCTGTTGGGTGAAGAGCTTGAGACGTATTATCCATTTGCTTTTGAAGGTCACGAGCGTAGCTTTTCAACTGAGACATAGACATTTTTTCAACACCCATGGTCGAGTTTAATTTTTTCGTTAAGGCTTCATTTTCTTTAATTTTTGCCGAATTCTTCGTATACTCAGCCGATAAGTCTTTGAATTGCTGGGAATCCTGTTTACCCATGATCTCCAGCTTTTTCAACTCTTCCCGCAAATCCTTGTTCCTATTTTTGCAAGTAAGTGATTCTTGCGAAAGCTTATTCAGACTCTTCTCCGCATCGGATGCATTCAGAGAAAGAATCCATTTAATCTGATCTTCAGCTAATTGTTTTGCCATGATGCTATTCTGTTTGTGAAAGTTGTTTTGTAATTTGCTCTTTTATTTCTTGAGTTAGACCATATTTTAAATCTCCTAGCGTTTCATGATAAAGGCGCCCCCATACGACTCTATTATAAAGAGCAATTCTCCGGCGCATTCCCATTGCCTGCTTAGAAAACTTAATATCAAGTAATCGTAGAAAAGTAAATATATTAAACGAATACCATAAATTCAGACCGCCCCCTTCTACTGAAAATGGATGACTGGAAAGAAAAGCGGCTAGATTGGCTGTCCGTTGATCTTTGAAATTTTCCTTTATGACATGTGCTTGTGTATCATAAATAAAAGCAGCATCCCGCGCCATCACTTTTCTGATGAAAGCCTTCTGTATAATTTCTTCCGTAATCATTTTATATTGAATATATTACCTGATAAATGAAAAATGAACGCCCATCCGGAACTATTAAATTCGCTTGAAACAAATGGTGAAATTGCATGAGGAAACGAGAGATATCGCAACCAAGGCTGATTGTCAGAAAGCATGAATTTTCGTAATTGATTAATAAGAGTAAGCGACTTATCAGACATAATCATTTGATCCACCAAATCACTATTTGCAGACACTTTGTAAGCGATGGTACATGCTACTTTTACAGAATCCTGAATAGAGCCCTCCTTTGTTTTATTAGTTTCGATTTCTCCAACTTCAACCATCATAAAATTGTCTGTAAGTTTACCTATGCGATCTTTCACTGCATCGAAATCTTGGCCGAATACCATATTATTTATTTCAGGTAAACGACTATTTGGCTGATTCAATACTTTATTAAGCAAATCAGCATATTCGTGCATATCACTAGCTCCGTTACTGAACATTGACTTCACACCATCAATCCGAGGGAATGAAGCGAAGTACAAAAAGATATCTTGTATATTCATGATTTTATTATTTCGGTTATGACATCAATCGGCAATCCCGATTCTTTTTCTATTTCAGGGAGTTTCATCCCAGCACTACTCAAGCTCTGGATTGAAGAAATTAGTTTCTTTCTTACCAGTGTCAGATAAGTAATCAAATTCATATTCTCCACTTTATCGTAATTCCCTACTCCATCTTCGCATAAGTTGTACAGACTTTCAAGAGGTCCGTTTACTATTGTGGAATTGTTTTTCAGGGTAGACATCGTCAACAGCCGGAAGTGAGTATGTAGGAATATAAAGTTTGATATGCTACTGAAATTAAATGAGATAGCATGAAGCGTTTGAACAGGTACATCAACCAATTTAAATGCAAGCTCTTGCGCCTTTTCACTATCGTATTCTTTCTCGGGGAAATACAAAATAGCAGCCAACAACGGCAACAAATTTTCTCTTCCTTCACTACCAATCAGCCGTGAAGCCTCTATGTATTGCAACGCGGTTAGTGAGCAGGTTAATTCATCAAATCCGCAAGATATTCGATATCCAAGAAGCACCGTTTCACCTACTTTTATTTCAGGAACAAGTTGTGCACAAAAACAGTCCTTCAGCACAAACTTGTATTTATACTTGCTCAAGAAGCGTTTCAGATGCACCGGTAATTTCTCTGGCATCGTTGTACGACAAAGCTTTTTTTCGGCCATACTTAATCCGTCAAACACACCTTCATCATATTTTATCTTAAATAAAAAAGTGATATTTTCTGACAAGTAATATACGTTTGCAAGCGCATCTTCATCTTTGATCCGCTTCACACTCCAGCTCATAACATAGCACACAAAATAAACACGCGCCATCGCTATAGAGAGTTTGCCACTAGCATATCTATCAATCAAAGTAATTAGATATCTATATTGATTCGGAGTAAGTGCTTCCCATGAATTTGGTATGCGATACACCTTATTTGATTTTGATGTTTTAAATTCAAAAAATTTCATGGCAGCAAATATATTTTATCATTCGGTTCATTAAAAGATGTTTGTGTTTCCACATACGTACCTTCATCATCCGCAACTACTGTCTGTAAAGACAAAATGATTTGGTCCGCTTGCGAAGAAAGATCATCGGCCAATTGCACCACACGACTTTGTTCATTCACGCCCTGGCGTTGAGTAGATGTTTCAGAGAAAAGATTTCGTATAGCTGGAGGAAATTCAAGAATATCAAATCTACGCAAGGCAAGTGCAATGGTGTATAACACTATGGCACGATCCATCTTATCCGTTATATTCAGATCAGATTTTTCAGCAACTTGTGACTTAAGGTCACCTATTTTCAGCGATATCACCTCTTTTTGTAAAGGAATACATCTGAAAAAAAATAGGTAACTACAGTCTATTGGATAAAAAGTGTCAAATGTATTGGCATCAGTTATCTCCAGCGAAGAAAGGATTTTGCAATAAGTCGTCTTTTTCCAAAATTCATTATCAGTCAAAGAACTGATCAACGAATCCATCGCATTGAAATAATTATCTACATATCCGCGCTGAACAGCCTCTTGTTCCGATTTATACACATCGACCCCGGCTTTTCTTTTACGTAGAATATCATAAGGTACTTCTTTGGCCATAGTGAGATTACCCATAGCCATTTGCAAAAGTTGTTTCAGACTCAGATCATTTACACATTCACCCCAAACAGAAGAGGTGAGTATTACATTAATCTGTTTCTTTGCACTCAAGGCTGAAGAATTAAGCAAAGTGAAGTCCAATGAAGAATCCACACCTGGTACCATTTCCATAAATTCTTTGAAAGTGGAGAAAAGTTCATCTAATATCATGATTGTTGATTATTAAGTCTTTGATCACTTGATAAATCCTCTTGCCTTTGAGGAACATCTCTATAGTACCCTATCCGATATCCTTGTTTATACAGATCAGGAAAATTCAATCTAAGTGCCCAATTAAAAGGCTCTGAGCATTTCTGATCATCCGGACCGAGTTGCATTAAGTAAATCAGATA